CCCGCGCCGCCGAAGCCCGCCGCGCCTGCGGCAAGGATACCGGCACCGTCCGCCTTGCCGATGGCGAATTCACCGTGGTCGCCGATCTGCCGAAGCGCGTCGAATGGGACCAGACCCAGCTCGCCGCCATGGTCGAGCGGATCCGTGCCGCCGGCGACGACCCGTCCGAATACGTCGAGATCAGCTTCAAGGTGCCCGAGCGCGCCTATGTCGCCTGGCCCGAGGCGATCCGCCAAGGCTTCGAGCCCGCCCGCACGGTGAAGACCGGCGCGCTGAAGATCGCGATCCTGCCGCAGGAGGACCGCGCGTGAGCCTCCCCATCATCACGGCCGATCAGCGACTTGCAGAGACGCGCGGCGTCAAGGGCGTGATCTTCGGCCCCTCCGGGATCGGCAAGACCAGCCTGCTTTGGACGCTGGAAGCCTCGACCACGCTGTTCTTTGACCTCGAGGCGGGCGACCTCGCCATCGAGGGAATGCTCATCGACGTGGTCCGGCCGCGGACCTGGAAGGAGTGTCGGGACTTCGCGGTCTTCATCGGCGGCCCGAACCCGGCGCTCCGACCCGAACAGCCCTACAGCCAGGCGCATTTCGACGAGGTGTGCGGGCGGTTCGGAGATCCGCGCGTCCTCGCGAAATACGACACCGTCTTCATCGACTCGATCACCGTGGCTGGGCGGCTCTGCTTCCAGTGGTGCCGCGGACAGCCGGAGGCGCATTCGGAGAAGACCGGCAAGCCGGACGTGCGCGGCGCATACGGGCTGCACGGGCGCGAGATGATCGGCTGGCTGACGCACCTCCAGCACACGCGCGGCAAGAATGTCTGGTTCGTCGGGATCCTCGACGAGAAGCTCGACGACTTCAATCGCAAGGTCTTCGTCCCGCAGATCGACGGCTCGAAGACCGGGCTCGAGCTGCCCGGCATCGTCGATCAGGTCATCACGATGGCCAGCCTTCCGGACGAGCTGAACCGGCCTCAGCGGGCTTTCGTCTGCCAGACGCTGAACCCGTGGGGCTACCCGGCCAAGGACCGCTCCGGCCGCCTCGACCTGGTCGAAGAGCCTCATCTCGGCCGGTTGATGGAGAAGATCCGCGGCCCGCTGATCCCTGCGGAACGGCGGCTGACCTATTCGCCGCCGCAGCTGCCCCCACCGCCCGGTCCGACGGCGACCGACACCGATTCTTATCCCACCAACTGAAAGGACCCGAGCCATGTCCGGTCTCTGGAACGACTTCAACGATGCGCAGTCCAACACGAACCTCATCCCCAAGGGGACGCTCGCCAAGGTGCGGCTGACCATCCGCCCCGGCGGCTTCGACGACCCGTCGCAGGGCTGGACCGGGGGCTATGCCACCCGCGGCTCCACCGGCGCCGTCTACCTCAACGGCGAGTTCACGGTCACCGAAGGCCCCTATGCCCGGCGCAAGATCTTCACGCTGATCGGTCTCTACAGCCCCAAGGGGCCCGACTGGGCCAATATGGGCCGCAGCCTCGTGCGCGGCATGCTGAACTCGGCGCGCGGGATCTCGGACAAGGACCAGTCCCCGCAGGCGCAGGCGGCGCGGCGGATCGGCGGATTCGCCGATCTCGACGGGATCGAGTTCGTCGCCCGGATCGACGTCGGCAGCGACGCCATGGGCGAGGAGAAGAACGAGATCCGCGCCGCGGTCACGCCCGACCATCGCGACTATGCGCAGGTCATGGGTCTGGCGGCGCAGCACGGCTACCAGCCGCCCGCGCAAACGGCGCCCCAGCAGGCGCCGGTCCAGCAGCCCGCACCATCGCCGGTGCCCGGCCGTCCCGCCTGGGCACAGTGAGGGTGCGATGCTCCTCCGTCCCCGCCAGAAACTCTTCGTGGAGCGCAGCCTCGCTGCGCTCTCGACCCGCGACAACACGCTGGGCGTGGCGCCCACCGGCGCGGGCAAGACGATCATGCTCTCGGCCGTCACCGGCAACATGACCGGGGACGGCGCCAAGGCCTGCGTGCTCGCGCATCGTGACGAGCTGACCAGCCAGAACCGGGCGAAGTTCGCCCGGGTCAATCCCGACATGGAGACCTCCGTCGTCAATGCCACGACCAAGTCGTGGAACGGACAGGTCACCTTCGCCATGGCGCCGACGCTCGCGCGGGCCGCCAATCTCGCGGCCATGCCGAAGCTCGACCTGCTGGTGATCGACGAGGCGCATCACGCGGTGGCCGAGAGCTACCGCCGCATAATCGACCGGGTACGCGATGCCAACCCCGATGCCCGCGTCTTCGGCGTCACGGCGACACCGAACCGGGGCGACAGGAAGGGATTGCGCGAGGTCTTCGACAACGTCGCCGACCAGGTCCGGTTGGGCGAGCTGATCGCGTCCGGTCACCTCGTGCCGCCGCGCACCTTCGTGATCGATGTGGGCGTGCAGGACCAGCTGCGCGCCGTCCGCAAGACCGCCGACGATTACGACATGGGCGCGGTCGCAGCGATCATGAACCGCGCGCCCATCACCGAGGAAGTGGTGCGGCACTGGGAGGAAAAGGCGGGTGACCGCCAGACCGTGGTCTTCTGCTCGACCGTCGCGCACGCGGTCGACGTCGCGACAGCCTTCAATGAGGCCGGAAACCCGGCCGCCGTCGTCCTTGGCGACATGGGCTCCGCCGAACGGAAGATGGTGCTCGAAGCCTATGCGTCAGGCGAGGTGCAGGTCATCGTCAACGTCGCGGTGCTGACCGAGGGCTGGGACCACCCACCCACCTCCTGCGTCGTGCTGCTGCGGCCCAGCTCCTACAAATCGACCATGATCCAGATGATCGGGCGCGGCCTGCGCACCGTCGATCCGGCCGAGCATCCCGGCGTGGTGAAGACAGACTGCATCGTGCTGGATTTCGGGATCTCGAGCCTGACGCATGGCACGCTGGAGCAGGACGTCGATCTCGACGGTCGCGATCCGACACCGGGCGAAGCCCCGACGAAGACCTGTCCGGAATGCGAGGCGGAGATCCCGCTCGCTTCGCGGCAGTGCCCGATCTGCGGCTACGAATTCCAAGGCGGGTCCGTGACGACGCCGCTCGAGAACGTCGTGATGTCCGAGATCGACCTGCTGAAACGGTCGAGTTTCGTCTGGGAAGATCTGTTCGGCGACGATGCCGCACTGATGGCCAGCGGGTTCGGCGCATGGGGCGGCGTGTTCTTCCTCGAGGGCCGCTGGCACGCCGTCGGCGGCGCTAGGGGGCAGCCGACCTGCCTTCTCGGGGTGGGAGATCGGACCGTCTGCCTCGCGCGCGCCGACGACTGGCTGAACACCCACGAAAGCGACGAGAGCGCCTTCAAGTCGAAGCGCTGGCTGACCCAGCCGCCGACCGAGAAACAGCTGCAATACCTCTCGCCCGCGCAGCGTCAGGATTACGGGCTCACCCGTTACCGGGCGTCTGCGCTGATCACCTTCCAGTTCAACCGCCGCGACATCCGGCGTCTCGTCATGTCGGCCGCGCCCGAGCGGAGGGCAGCGTGAACCATGTCGCGCAAGTCCCATCCCCGCCCGCAGAGGCTCCGGATCGACCGGACCGTGATCGCCTCTGGCATCCGCGCCCGGTCATTTGCGCGGTCTGCACTGCGCGCACCCGCGGCTTCGGCTGGTTCGATCCCCACCAGCCGCGCCCAACCCGCACCCGGCGCTGGTTCTGCTCCATGGGCTGCCAGGTGGCCTTCACCCGGAAAGCGAAAAGAGGACTGAGCATGGTCGATTTCACCGAAGAGGAAACCCAGGCGCTGCCTGCCGTGATGCGCGCGCTCGCGCCTGAGATGGAGCGGATCGGCTGGGACCGCTCGCTGGGCCAGCTGACCCAGAACGACATGCACCGGCTGATCGTCACCACCGTCGAGGCGTTCCGCGCCGAGATGGCGGAGATCGCCGCCGAGGCGGAGATCCCCTTCTGATGCTGGATTTCAACCCACGCCCCTCCATGGCCGAGCGGATCAACGCGCTGGTCGACGCAGCACTCATCGCCGAGCGGGAGGCCACGCCGCCCCGGACCTATCTCGGTGCGTCCCGTCTGGGGCATGCCTGCGAACGCGCGCTGCAGTTCGAGTTCGCAGGCGCGCCCAAGGATGAGGGCGCAGATTTCGGCGGCCAGACGTTGAGGATCTTCGAGATCGGTCATCAGCTCGAGGATCTGGCGATCCGCTGGCTGCGGGCCGCCGGGATCGATCTGGTCACCCAAAAACGCGACGGCGGTCAGTTCGGCTTCTCCGTCGCGGGCGGCCGCATCCGGGGCCATGTCGACGGGATCGTCGCCGAAGCTCCCGCGGTGCTGGGGCTGCGCACCCCCGCGCTCTGGGAGTGCAAGACGATGAACGCGAAGAACTGGCGGGCCTGCGTCAAGGATGGCGTCGCCGTCTCCAAGCCCGTCTATGCCGCCCAGATCGCGATCTACCAGGCCTACATGGAGCCCTCGGTGCCGGGGGTCTCGGTGGCCCCGGCGCTGTTCACGGCGATCAACAAGGACACGGCCGAACTGCATCACGAGCTGGTGCCCTTCGATGCCGATCTGGCGCAGCGCATGTCGGATCGCGGCGTGCGGATCCTCCGGGCCACCGACGCGGGCGAGCTGCTGCCGCGCATCGCCACAAGCCGCGACTTCTTCGAATGCCGGTTCTGCCCGTGGGCCGAGCGCTGCTGGGGTCTGTCGGCATGAGCGACGACAACATCATCCACTTCAACCCGTGGCGGGATTTCAACGACGCCGCGCCCCTGGACGATCCCTTCGCGGTCGAACTCGACGCAGGCCAGATCGCGCACTTCGTCGATGTCGTCTTCGGCTACTCCGAGGGGCTGATCCCGGTCCGTGGCTTCGTCGACAAGGGACAGGGCAAGGACGGCCGGCCGCACAACATCTGGATCGACGCTGACGCCACCGCGCCCGAGAAGCTCGGCACCTTCGCGGGCTGGGCCGCGCGCGAGGGCGCGGCGGTCTATGTCATCCCCGGCACGGTGGCGGAGACGGGTCAGGCCCGCGCCGCGGACGTTCTGCAAATGCAGAGCCTCGTGGTCGATCTCGACTCGGGCGACATCCCGGCCAAGCTCGATCACCTCGTCCACCACCTCGGGCGACCGACCCTGATCGTCGAGAGCGGCGGGCGCACGCCCGAGGGGGCGACCAAGCTGCATGTCTGGTGGAAGCTGACCGAGCCCGTAGAGGGGGCCGAGCTTGCCCGGCTCTGCGCGCTCCGCGGCGAGATCGCACTGAAGGTTGGCGGCGACACCCATTTCCGCTCGGCCCACCAGCCGATCCGCGTGCCCGGAACCGTCTATCACAAGGGCGGGCTCACCCGGCTCGTGCAGATCCGCGAGGCGGGCGATCTCGAGGTCGATCTGGCCGAGATGGTCGAGCGCGTCGCCGACATGCCGCCGATGCCCGGCGTCGGCATGGCCACGGTCGAGTCCCGCGAGAAACCCGCCATCGACGACGTACTGGTGACCCCGGTCCACGAGGGCGGCACGGATGAGTGGTCCCGTTTCGAGGGCGCCTCGGCCGCGATCGGCTATTTCCTGCGGCTGGTCCACGAGGGTCGCATCCCGATGGACGAGGGCTGGACGGCGATCTGCGGCTACAACGCCGCGATGCTCCGCCCGTCCTGGCCGCTCGACCGGCTGAAGCGCGAGACGAACCGGCTGTGGGAGTTGCACATCAAGCGGCATGGGCCGCCGCTGATCCGCCTCGCCGGCGCGGCCCCAGCGCAAACCGACCTGCCCACCTTCACGCTGGGCGCGCTGCTCGACGACACGAGCCCGATGCCAGACGACATCATCGGACCGCGCGTGCTGACGCCGGGCGGGCTCCTGGTGCTGGGCGGCGCGCCCAAGGTGGGCAAGAGCGACCTGCTGATAGCATTGCTCGTGCACATGGCGGCGGGCGTGCCCTTCCTCGGCTTCACCCCGCCACGGCCGCTGCGGATCTTCTACCTGCAGGCCGAGATCCAGTACCACTACCTGCGCGAACGCATGCAGCAGATCGGCCTGCCGCCCGAGCTGATCGCGGCCGCGCGCGACAACCTGGTCGTCACGCCGAAGCTGCGCATGCTGCTCGATGCCGAGGGCAGCGCCCGCGTGGCCGAGGCGATCAAGGCCGCGTTCCCCGACGAAGCTGTCGACATCCTCTGCATCGACCCGATCCGGAACCTCTTCGACGGCGGGCCCGATGGCGGTGGCGAGAACGACAACGCCGCGATGATGTTCTTCCTGAAGGACCGGGTCGAGGTGCTGCGCGACCACGTCAATCCCGACTGCGGCGTGATCCTCGTCCACCACACCAAGAAGCTGTCGAAGCACCAGGTGAAGGAGGATCCGTTCCTCGCCCTCTCGGGCGCCAGCGCGCTCCGGGGCTTCTACACCACCGGCCTGATCCTCCACCGGCCCGAGGAGGATTCGACCCAGCGCCGCCTCGAGATCGAACTCCGGAACGGCCCCGCGCTGCCCGCGAAGCTGGTGGACAAGGTCAAGGGCAAGTGGGTCGAGATTAACCCGATGAACGAGCGACTGGTGCGGCCCGAGGTCGGTGCTAGGCATGACGCCGAGCGTGATCGCAAGCGAGATGTGATCCTCTCGATCCTCCTCGACGAGGCCGCCGAGGGGCGTCTCTACACCATCAACCAGTTTGCCGAAGCCTTCGAGAACAAGGGCGGTCTGGGCGGCAAGGACACGATCCGCGACCGGATCGCGGTGCAGGCCACCAAGGGGTCCATCAAGTTCATCCGCGACGGCGCCCCCTACGGGCTTGGGCCTTCGCGCTCGCGCTTCGGATACCTCTGCGTCGAGGGGATGGTCATGCCCACGGACGGCGAGGATGTCGATCCGGCGACGGGCGAGGTCACCCCCGCCAGCATCGCAGTGCTGCCCACCCATTACAAATCGCCGCAGACCGGGGCGCTGCTCGAGGTCGAGAACCCTCAGGTCTGGGTCTATCCGGAGGGGGAACGGCCATGATCGCCCCGGCAGATCGTTCTGCGCAGAATTGCGCAGGGGCCAGTTTGAACCAGATGCGGGGCCTTGCCGAAACTGCCCTGCCACCCTCACGCAGAAACGCGCATGCATCCGATGTGGCCAGTTTCGGCCCGCTTCCGAAACTGCCCCTGCAGGATTGCGCTCGGACCGCAACCGCTTCTCGGCAATCAGATTCGGCTGGGTCAGGCGCAAGCGCACTCCCGAAACTGGAATTCCCTATTCCTGTCAGTGTGTTGATGCGGTTTTCCAGTTTCGGGGGTGAAACCACCCCCTACGGGGGTGGGGGAGAACGCCGCAGGCGGGTTCTCCCACGCCCACCCCCAGGGGTTTCGCGCGCGAGGCCTGCCCACCCGCCAACCTTCCGATCCGACGACGGCGGCCCCGTACCGCCAAGCACCAGACCGCCGTCGTCTTCCACCCGAGCAGCCAACCAGAAGAGGAGACCACTCATGGCTGACCTGACTCTCGCCACACACCGCTGCGAGGCAATCCCCGATCTGCCACCCGCCGTCCGGGCCAACCGCGCGATGCTGGCGCTCGACCTCGGCACGACGACGGGATGGGCGCTGCACGGCATTGACGGGCTGATCACCTCCGGCACAGTGTCGTTCCGCCCCGGCCGGTTCGACGGTGGCGGCATGCGGTATCTCCGCTTCACCAACTGGCTGACCGAGATCGACCGGCTGTCCGGACCCGTCGCCGCCATCTGGTTCGAGGAGGTCCGCCGCCACGCGGCCACCGACGCGGCACATGTCTATGGCGGGCTGATGGCGACGCTGACCGCATGGGCCGAACTGCGCGGCATTCCCTACGAGGGCGTCCCGGTTGGCACGATCAAGCGGCACGCCACGGGCAAGGGCAACGCTCCCAAGGAGGCGATGATCGCCGCGGCCCGGGCGCGCGGCTTCAGCCCCGCCGACGACAACGAGGCCGACGCCATCGCGATCCTGCTCTGGGCGCTGGAGACCAAAGGGGGCCTGCAATGAGGCG